CTGGCAGCAGGGTTCCTTGACAGATGAAGCGACTTAAAGAGTCCCGTGGTGTAGGTAATAGAATGGCTACCGACACTCCTGTTACCCTCGACTCTCTGTCCAAGGACATCAAGGCGCTCCGCAAGGATATCCGCAAGATTCGTCAGCACCTTGAGGATCCTTCTGGTGAGAAGGCCAAGGCCCGGGCCCAGAACAATGGTTTCAACAAGCTCCTGGATGTGACCCCTGAGCTCCGGGCTTTCCTGAACCTGGCGGCTGACGAGAAGATCTCTCGGGCCCAAGTGACCTCCCGTATCAACACCTACGTGACTGAGAAGGAGCTCAAGGCTGGTCAGAACATTACCCTAGATGAGTCTCTGCAGAAGTTGCTGAACCCTCCGGCTGGAACTCAGATCACCTTCCTGAACATCCAGAAGTACATCAACCCCCACTACCTGAAGGACCCAAACGCACCGGAGAAGAAGCCCCGGGCTGTGAAGAAGGCACTGGAGCCTGCTCTGGAGGCGGCCGGGGCGAGTTCCGCGGACCCTGCACCTCCGAAGGAGAAGAAGGTGCGCCCCAAGGTTGCGAAGCCGGCAACTACGGCTTAAACATTTTGTCAGTGCTAAATAATATACTATGGAAACCCCTCCTGAGCTTTCTAGGTCTCATCTGAATGTTCTGGTCGGAACAAAAGTCAAAAATATGGAGCTCTACCAGCGTGCCTTCACGCACAAGTCAGCCCTGAAGCGCTATTCAGGTTTGACTGGTTCGTACGAGACGCTTGAATTTATGGGGGATTCTGTCCTTGGTTTCATCATCACCAAACACCTCTTTGACCGACATGAAAAGGAGCAGGAGGGCTTCTTGACCAAGGCTCGGACAAAGATGGTCCGGGGAAAGACTCTGTGCGAGATTTCCAAAGTCCTCGGTCTGGACAAGCTCATCCTCATGGATGAAAAGGGTGAGAGAAATGGCTGGAACACCAACGAGCACATTATGGAGGATGCCTTTGAGGCGCTCGTGGGGGCCATCTATTTGGATCTGGGAATGGTCCATGCCAAAAAGTTTGTGCTCGAGTCGTTCACCAAGGTTCAGACATCTCTCGTCGATGACAACTACAAGGACCAGCTCATGCGATGGTCCCAGGCGCTCAAGTGGCCCCTGCCCGATTACATCGTGACGGCGAACATCAACGGGCAATTCTGCATCTCAGTCGAAGTCAATGGCGAACACTGTGGATGTGGTTATGCGACAACGAAAAAACAGGCTGAACAAAACGCCGCCGAAATAGTACTTAAGACGGACCCTCGTTTCAAGAATAGGACTATTCCGGTCAATGGAGGAACAAAGCGCGACAGTGACTCGGGCCCTCCAGCTGATCGCGGCTGAATACGCAGAACAAAGAAGCGATGAATGGTTAGAGCTGCGTGAGCATATGATCACCGCGAGTGATGTAGCGAGTGCTATCGGTGAGAGCCGGTACGAAAGCCCAGATGCCTTTGTGCGAAAGAAGGTTCTCAGGACCAAGTGGGCCGGGAACGCAGCCACGGAGCACGGCACAAAGCTCGAGCCCTTTGTGCGAGACTTGTACGACCGACGGACCGGCCGCAAATCGCACGAGATTGGCCTGGTACAGCACCGTGAGTACCCATGGCTCGGCGCATCGCCTGATGGGGTCACGGAGGATGGAATTCTTATAGAGATTAAGTGCCCTCTGTCACGCAAGATTGAGGCCAAGGTGCCCAAGCACTACCTGCCTCAGGTGCAGCTCCAGCTCGAGATTACTGACCTCGAGGAGTGTGACTTTATTCAGTACCGGCCAGAGGAGATGACGACCGAGACGCACGACGGGGAGACTCTGACACGTGTCACAAAGCCAGAGGAGTATGTGGTCGTGCGAGTCAAGAGAGACCGGGAGTGGTTTGCGACACACTTACCTGCAATGAAGGCTTCATGGGACCGGGTCGTTGCAGGCAGGAAAAATGGGTTGTGTGAGCTCCAGGACGATGACGTGCCCTTTGATTTCACTTTCAAAATCGAGACCCGTTGCGAGATCCTAGACGACCCAATTCCTTTCGATCCATTCTATAATGGAGTATCAGTGTCGGCACAAGCCGAAGATGCTGATGTGCCGGGAGTGCAAGAGCAACTTTTGCACAAGGTGCATTCAACTGGAGGTGCATCAGTGCCCCAAGTTGGCTGAACGGTCTAAAAATGAAAAAGAGAATTTGGCTCTGAAATTAGTCAAGGTTGTGGCACCCAAGGTGGCGGCAATCTAACGGCCTTTGCGCATCCGAGGACCTATGTAAAAGACCAAAACGAGAATAATGAGCGCGATAAGGAAGGTGTTGTCGCGAACAAAACGGATAACAGCCTTGGTCGACTTGCTCACCCGCCCCGCTCCTCCCTTGTCCTCGCCCTCCCATGACCAGGGAAGATACGGTCTGTACCACGTCACGCGCCCGTCCCCATACTCATACTTGCGAGCCGGGAAGGGCCTGAAGGGCGCGGGTTGCGACTCGCTCGCCTTGAGGTACATTCCGCCTGCAAAATCAAAGTTTGCTTCATTGTCGAGATCCGGACGGCCACTCGTCTCCATCGGGGTCTCGTCAATTTGGGTAGTGTAGGACCCGTCCATATAAAGGTTCTTCGGGAAGCCATCCTTGTTCACCCCGTATGTCCCCGACCACGTGTAGGGGTTGACGCGGTTGATGGCCAAGTCATCATTTACCATCAAGGCTGTAGCCATTAACAAATACCTATATTATTTTTGGTCCTTGGGTAAAACTTGGTCTGGACCTTTTGCTGATGCAGCACCCAAGCCGTATCCAGATCAATATCGAGCATATGGGCCAACTGAAAAAGATAACTGAAGACGTCACCCATCTCCATCGCCACATCCGTGCCGCGGTCCTTCTTCAATCCTGTCTTTCTATAAATCTTCTGGTTCTGACGGATACTTGACGCAAGCTCACCCATCTCCTCGTTGAGCAACATCCACACGACGCTTACTGGGGCTTTGTCCCAGCCTTTGACCTTGCACATCTCAGCAGTCTCGTCGCGAAACTTGTTCATTAGGTAACCCGCGCGTGGCTGCTCTAAGCCTAGAACGCTATCTTCGAATTGTACGGCAGCTTGTTGCCGTATGTACTGGTGCTGACGGGGACAGCCAGGGGGACTGGGTTGGCCGAAATGTCCCGCAGGTACACAATTTGCTGGAGCATGCCGGTCGAGATGGTCGCCGTCGCCTCCTTGGCAACCTGCTTGTTCATCTTCTCAACCTGGTTGATAACATCAGTGCCCGGGTCTTGCACGAGGTCAATGTAAACCTTGCGCATCAGGGCCTGAAGGTCCTGGTCACTCTGCCGGCTGATGGTGTATCCAGTCTTATTCTTAATAATCTGGATAATGTCACCGTGGATCTTTTCACGGTTGAATTCGGAGAAAAAGGCCGAGCTCAGGGGCGTCGCAAGTCCGAGACGGACCACTTCACGATCATACGTCTCCATTGAGATAGCCTGATAAAAAAGTAGAGCCCTAAAAATACAATGAAGGTCATCAAGCGGAATGGAACCCCTGAGGATATGCTCTTCGATAAGGTGACCCGCAGAATTCAAAAACTCAACGAGCCCCCTCTCAAGGGTGTCAATCCGACCAGAATTGCTCAAAAGGTCTTTTCATCAATGTACGACGGTATCACGACCTCACAGATCGACACGCTGAGCGCCGAGGTCGCTGTCGGCCTCATCACGGAGGATCCAGATTACGAGACACTGGCCATGCGAATTACAGTCTCAAATTTGCAGAAGACATGCCCCGGGACTTTCAGTGAGGCTATGAAGGCTCTAGCGGCACAGGGCATCGTGACGCCCGAGATTGCCAAAGCGGCCCCTGAGGTTGATTCGTGGATAGTTACGAGGCGTGACTACGAGTTTGGCTACTTTGGCATCAAGACGCTCCAGAAGGGCTACCTCTTTCAGGGAGAGACGCCCCAGTATATGTTTATGCGAGTCGCACTGGGCATCCACGGGTCTGCCGGCGACGCCGCTCGAGAGACCTACGACTTGATGTCCCAGAAGTATTTCACACACGCGACGCCGACCCTGTTCAACGCAGGGACCCCCAAGCCCCAGATGAGCTCGTGCTTCCTCGTGGCGATGAAGGAGGACAGTATCGACGGTATCTACGAGACGCTCAAGGAGTGCGCGCACATCTCCAAGTGGTCGGGCGGCATCGGTATCCACTGTTCGAACATCCGGGCCCGGGGGTCGCGCATCAAGGGGACAAATGGAGTCGCAGATGGTCTCGTGCCTATGCTGCGCGTCTTCAACAACACGGCCCGGTACGTCAACCAGGGTGGTGGGAAGCGCAAGGGGTCGTTCGCCATCTATCTCGAGCCGTGGCACGCAGACATTATGGAGTTTCTCGAGCTGCGGCTGAACCAGGGCGACGAGGAGGCGCGGTGCCACGACCTCTTCACGGCTCTGTGGATCCCTGACCTCTTCATGAAGGCGGTCGAGAAGGACCAGGACTGGCACCTGATGTGCCCGAACGAGTGCCCAGGCCTTCCAGACGCGTGGGGTCATGCGTTCGATGAGATCTACGGGCAGTATGTCACAGCTGGAAAGTTCAGACGGGTCGTCAAGGCGCGGGACATCTGGAACGCGATGCTCAAGTCGCAGGTCGAGACCGGAACACCCTACATGTGCTACAAGGATTCTGCGAACGCGAAATCGAACCAGGCCAACATAGGGACCATCAAGTCGTCCAACTTGTGCACGGAGATTATGGAGGTCTCGGAAGCTGATGAGACGGCCGTGTGCAACCTGGCCTCCATCAGCCTGCCGGCCTTCGTCATTCCCAAGACCTTCAGACACGGTGAAGAGGACGGGCCCGGTTTCAACTTTGCAAAGCTCAGCTGGGTCGCAGGGGTCGTGACTCGAAACCTGAACCGCGTCATCGACCGAAACTACTACCCGACCGAGGCGGCCCGAAAGTCGAACATGCGTCACCGCCCCATTGCCATCGGGGTCCAGGGGCTTGCGGACGTCTTCATGATGATGGGGCTCTCGTTCGATGAGCCAGCGGCCCGCAAGCTCAACCAGGACATATTCGAGGTCATCTACGCCGGGGCACTGCAGGCATCAAGCGAACTCGCACGCATTGACGGTCCCTACGAGACTTACGTGGGGTCTCCAGCTTCCAAGGGGCTTCTCCAGTACCACTTCTGGGACAAGATGCCAGAGGGTATGGAGGAGGTGGAGAATATGGTCCGCGTGAACGGCCTTCGGAACTCTCTGCTGGTCGCACCGATGCCGACTGCATCGACCGCGCAGATCCTTGGGAACAACGAGGCGTTCGAGCCCTACACGACCAACATCTACCTGAGGCGCACACTGGCCGGAGAGTTTGTGATGATCAACAAGCACCTGGTCCGGGATTTGCAGGCCATAGGCAAGTGGAGCCCGGACATCAAGACGGATATTGTGCGGGCCGGCGGGTCTGTGCAGGGTCTAGACATTCCTGACCGACTCAAGGAGATTTACCGGACGGTATGGGAGATTCCGCAAAAGTCGCTCATCGATATGAGCGCTGACCGAGGTGCGTTCATCGACCAGTCCCAGTCGCTCAACATCTTCATGGAGGACCCGAGCCTGGCCAAGCTAAGCTCGATGCAT